GTCAAATCAAGGACATCTCCCGCTGCATCAGTCACATCTACTGTAATTGTGAAGTCGGTTCCTTGGTCAATATATAAATTTGCGATAATAGCCATATAACTATTTATACGAATTTAGAACTTATGAATTAGGTTCTGTTAATTGTGCTGTGGGTTGAGTCTGATGAACCTTTGATGCAGTTCCAGAATTATTTATGTACATTTCACTTGCTTTTCTTAATGTTCCGTTATCATTAATCCAAACTTGTTTAACTTTTGCCACAGGACCGATTTGTCTGGTACCTGGAACAGGAACGGTATATGTAAAAGGTGTTCTATTCTGATATGTGAAAGGTGACCTATGACTGTATGTAGAAGGTTGCCTCGCATTAGCAATGTAAGGTTGTCTAGCACTTGCAGGATTTCTATATGTAAAAGGTGACCTATTCTGATATGTAAAGGGTGTTTGACCTTGTGTCTCATATGTACTAGGTTGTCTATTCTGATAAGTGAAAGGTGTTCTACCAGTTGCGTTATATGTAAAGGGAACTCTATGTTGATATGTGAACGGATTCCGACCTGTAGCATTATTCTGATAAGTAAATGGTGACCTTGCATTGTATGTGAATGGTGTTTGAGCATTTGCAATATAGGGAACACGATAACTTACAGGATTTCTGTAGGTAAAAGGTTGCCTTGCATTCGCAATATAAGGTACACGATATGTAAATGGATTTCTATATGTAAATGGATTTCTTCCATTAGCAATATATGGTTGTCTTGCATTTGCAGGATAACTTGCGTTAGCAATATAAGGTTGTTGTACGATAACTGGTTGATTAGCTGATGGCATTATCTATCTCCATTATACTGCAAGTTTATAACTACCATAACTACTAACAAGATGTATATCATTTCCTAAGTGACCACCAGCAGAAGTACCATTTGATGCAATGAAATGTGTATAGTAAGTTGTCTGACCAGATTTACTTGCTCTAATTGTAAATATCAATCCTGAAGCACTGACAATTGCGGTACTATTACCTGGATTTGAACTAGATACTGCTTTCCACATAAACTGCCTAAAATTAGCTGTTCCACTCATATTACCTGCTGATGAAGAACCTGAATACAAATTATAGAATGTACCTGCAGTATAGTTTGTGGAATATTGTCTATTGGCAGGATGTTCCGAATCTGTACCACCGTTAAAAATGGATTGTGATTGAACGGTATATTTAATAGAGAATGTCCATGTATCATCAACTACATTATTATTACCAAATTCAGTAGGAACAATTTTGATATAATATGGATTTTGACCAAATGTATTTGACATTGCTGCTGAGGTACCTCCAGAATACCCATAGTAAATAAATCCTGGTGCAGATGTCTTAATAAATCCTACATAGAACTGTGCAAAAGCTTCACCAAAACTAAAATTAAAGTTCTGACTTTGCACTGTCTTCCACTCATAAGCGAGATTCTGTAAACTAGAAGCGGCTAAAGGATTTGCAGGATAATAAGGATTACCTGGAGCAAATGCTGAATTAGGATTTTGTGCCATATGTGGTGATGCCGCACCCCACCATTCATTCGCAGACATACCGACATCTGTGTTTACTTTGGCAAGAAATGGTGCTTGACCCACATCTGATGTTGATTCGATATTTGCAGTTGATGAACTTCCACCACCAAATACATCATAAATCACAGGAGTTTGTGATGAAACAGGTGTTCTTGCTTGATATGTAAAAGGAACTTGATATGTAAAAGGTGTCCTTGCATTGTAAGTAAATGGTTGTTGTGCATTACTTGGTGATTGAGCATTCGCAGGATATCTTGCCTGATATGTAAATGGGTTTTGTGCTGATACAGGATTTCTGTACCCAGCAGGATATCTAGCATTGTAAGTAGACGGTTGCCTTGCATTCGCAATATATGGTTGTCTTGCATTTGCCGTATATGTAAATGGATATGGTTGCTGAGCATTCGCAATAATTGGTTGTCTTGCATTTGCTATATACGGATATGGTTGTTGAGCATTTGCAATATAAGGATTTCTAGCATTCGCAATATACGGATATGGTTGTTGAGCATTTGCAATATAAGGTTGCTGTGCGTTTGTTGGATTCCTATATGTGAATGGAGTCCTGTTTTGATATGTAAAAGGTGTTTGTGCGTTCGCTATATATGGTTGCTGAGCATTAGCAATATAAGGTTGCTGTGCGTTAGCGGGTTGCCTATCATTAAACGGTTGTTGAAAAGTCCCACCAGTATTTACATAAATTTCTTCTGACATAATTTATACTACAAACCATATGTGACCTGATGATGTACTGCCTGTTCCTGAAGGTGCAGAACTTGTAATTGTCTTATCCATCACGACATTATCACTAACGATTTTTATTCCCTCTGATGTGTTAACACTGATATTTATATCACCATCTAAAGGGTCGGAAGTACCTGCAGCGAAAGTTTTAGATAAACCGTCTTGTGCATTAATGATTGCATTTACTCTTGTATCTGTAAAGTATTTCTGATTATTACCTTCTGATACTGAGTCTGTTGTGTTTGTTGGATTGACAGGTTCCCAATAATTATTGGTAGCATCCCATGCCAAAACTTGACCACCAGATGGTGCAGATGTATAATTAATATCTGATAGAGTAGAAGCAGAATGTGTAGTTATACTTGTGACTGTTCCTGCACTACCTGAAACATTTCCTGTGACATTACCTGTTAGGTTTCCAGTGACATTTCCTGTGACATCACCAGTTAAATCACCAATAACATTTCCTGTTAGAGTTTTACCACTTGCAAGTGATATATTATCTTCTGCATAAGTCTTACCTGCAAGTTGAATATTGAATCCACTTTGTAGAGTAGTTGTAGGAGATGAATTATCTCCTTGAAGTATAATACCATTTGTATTTGTATTATAGATAGTGTTCTGTAATGTTTCTGTAAAGAATGAAAGTATTGCAGAAGATGTTGCAGTTCCTTCGAAAGAACCTGTATAAGCAAAGATTTGTATTAAATCACCTACACTTGCCGGAGACACTAACTGTATGCTATAATAGAAAGCACCTGCAAGACCGGCAACTTGCCAATCTTGTGCTTCTTCTAACAATACACCATTCTTAAATACTTGAACTCTATTTCCTTTATATTTAAGAATATTTCCTTGTCCATCAGCACCTGTAAATGTCTGTTGATTTGCAGTTGCGGTATATCTATATCTTCCAAAATAGAATGCTTTATCTTCAACTGCGTTAACAGCATCGACTAGATTATCTCCTAATGCAGGTCTTAGTCCTTGAACTTCACCAACATCAACTGCAAGTTCATTATACTTCTGCCTGAATTCTTCTATAGTGCTGTAATTATCTACTGTTTTAGCCATTTAACTTTCCTAGTATATCTTGAAGTATCGTTTTAATTTCAATCACTTCAGTCTTTAAATTATTTATCTCATCTGTCTGAGCTTTAAACTTTAATTTTCTTTGTTTAGCAAGTCTCCACTGTTCAATGTCTGTATTTACAATTGCAGATGACTCTTCATCTCTTACGAGATTAGAATGACCTTCAACTTGTGCATACTCTTTCATATTATGTTGCCAATGCAATACATCTTAATGCCGCTACTAAAGGTATTTCACATGTATTGGTTCCTTGCCCTACTACTTTAATTGAGAATGATGAGAACTCTGAAAGTCCTTCTGCAGTATAATCATATTCTTTAAAGTTTCTTGCATCTGATTCAAGTGTTGAATCTGGAGAACCGTCTGTATTGAAATATTCCCAACCCAAGTCATCCCAAGGTTGTGAGTCATCGTTCTTCAGAACTTTATACATGAACTTGATGTCTGTTGTTGCAGGTTTAAATAAATCTGCTGTGACTCTCAATGCAGTTGCAGGAGTCTTCAAGTTAACTTTTCTTGTACAATATACCATTGCATTGTTATCACCCTCAGGTTCAGTAGATGCAACATAAACTGTTCCTTCTGGTAATGATTCTGTTGTTCCATCAACCTTTTTACTAGTTGCACTGTCAATATTATTCAGTCTATTCATAATACCAATAGCACCTAAAGTTCCTACATCGATTATAGGAGACAAGTTGGAATTGAATGATTGTAATTGCAACTGACATGTAAATGATTTTGAACCACCATTGTAAGCAGATTCATTCACTGTGGATGAAATTACATGAGGACTGTCAAAATGCACATTGTCATTTAGTGTGACAAATTCTGTGACTGTTTTCTTAACATGATTACTTCCATTTGCAAATCCTTCTGGTGATTGCATTGGAGACATGTAAACACTTGAATATATTCTTGTGTTTTTAAACTGTAAACTAGGTATCATTGTATGTAATGTATCAAAATAATAATTTCTTGTTGACATTACATTTGTACCACCACTCACTGTATTTGAAGGTGCAGTATAATTATCTTTGAAGTCATATGCAGATACATCTGGTGTCACACAGAAGGAATCAATACCAATCTCTTTTATTGTATTAAATGTAGTATTAATTGCATCTACTGGTATACCACCGATTGTTTCTCCTACTGTATCAACATTAACAGTTATTGTAGCACCATTTCCACCCTCTTGGAAACTGACATCTTCACCCACTATATAACCTTGACCTGGATTTATAATTTTACAACTAGTTAAAGCACCACTTGAAGATGAAATCACTTCGACTACCATTCCTGTTCCGTTACCAGTTGTAGCAGATTGTGTTCCAGTTGTTGTCGCACTGTTGTTTAAAGTTCCACTTGATATAGTTTCTGAACTAATAGTTAAAGCAGAACCTTGTTTATCTCCAGTTGCACCTGAAATTACTACACTTGATGCAGTTGTATACATTCCATGAGAATAGTTATATACTTTAACAAAGTTTTTACCTGATAATGCTTCAATAGGATTATTCTGCAATGTATGAGAAGGTAATGCACTATTGTTAAATCTTAAATCAGGTGTTTTTGTTGTATCGAATGAACATATCTTCATGTTGAACTTCATATCATCTGTTTGTTCTGCAGTCCATGTAGATGCATTTTGTGATAAGAATAATGAACCTGCATAAGGTTGTCCTGATATTGTTTCACCAGAAACGATATCTGGTTCACCCATTCTTGAAATAAACACTTCGTAATCATTTGAATTAGATAGAACAACGAAACACATTTCTGCACCCTCTTCTATATAAACTGGTGATTCGAATGTAAATGTTGTTGCAACTGAACCGTCTACAGAAGTGGTAACATCTGATGGATTCTTAGTTACCACTGAGAATGGTAATATTACTTGTCCTGGGTATCCGTTTACCATGTTTCTGATTTCTACTGATACAGGTAAGTTTTCTGACTTAGATGCAAAGAAAATATCAATTGATGATAAGAACATTCCACCTTGTGGTTCACACATAAATGATTGTGCTAATGGGTCTTTCCAACCACCTCTTCCACCACCATCTAATCTGGTTATGAATCTTCTATCTGCAATATTTAAGACCTCTCTTGGGAATCTCTCTAACTGTGGAGGACTAATTGGTGCCGGCACAGGCAAGACTGGTTCTGGTATTGGTGGAACTATTGGAGCACTTGGGGGTACAACTATAATTGGTTCTGCAACGGTTACAACAGGTTCAATTGTATCTACTGGTATTTCTGGTGCTTGTGAATCCCATTCAGTAGCATTTATGTTTTCACCTCTTCTTGTAAACTGTCTCTCACCTCTTGTTCTTTCTGTAATAACTCGACCATTTCTTGTAGAAACAATTTCTGTTTGTGAAGATTGTAATAATCCTTGTGCTTGATATATAACACTAGCAGAAGATGCTGGGTTAGATAAATTAAAAGCAGATGATGTAATCATCATCTCTCTCATACCACTAGGGAATCTTTGTGACTCTGAATTAGGTAAATCAAAGTATGCACGACATCTTCCGTTTCCGTCTGTTTTAAGACCTGAAGTAGATGTTGTACCACCATCTTGTGAATAGTTTGCATTAAGTGGTCTTACATATTTGTTTACATCGATATTATCAAAATATATAAAGTGATTTGATTTTGGTTTTAAATTGGTTGCATCGATTTCAATAGTTCTGGCACGCATGAATGGTATCATTGATACTGATACAATTCTATCGTTTCTTGTTTCTGCAAAGTCTTCAACAACACTTGTTGTCACACCTGTTCTTGTTTGTGTTTCAGGTGTTTCTGTAATTTCTCTTGTGACTTGTAGACCTGCAACCCATTCACCACCTTGTGCTGGGTCTCCTGACCACGAACCATTTGATGTTGCTTGAACTTCAGAACTTACTGCAGATGGTTCACCTGCCCATGTGGTTTGCCAGTTGTTCCAAACTGTACCAAGTGCATTATCACTTCCTGCCATAACAGCATCAAAGTTTCCTTCTCTGTTTACTCTGACTTCTGGTAATCTATCTGTATCTTGCCATATATCAGTACCAGGTGTTAATTTAAGTTGACCATCGAATGCAAAGACATGATATGGGTTAACATTCAATTGTCTTGATGCTTTATCTTGGTTTACATATGACAATTCTGAGAATGGTAATGTAATTAAATCACCAGTCTTAGTATAGTTTGCTGATGCAGAAGTATCTAAATCTAAATCAAAGAATTGTGAATATGACTTAGGTCTCATTGCACCTAATTTAACATCTATAGATACATTATAGTCTGGATGTGATACATCACCAACTCTATGACCTCTGAAGTTATCTACTAAGAAACCTGATTTGAATCTATCGAATCCGTCTGCATCTAAAATTTGTTTTGTTTGTGTGTCTTTTTCTAATAAAGATAATGCAGTAATTCTTTCTAAGTTTGTGACCCTATTGTTAATCTTACCAATATCTTTCATGGTATATCGTCTATGGTCATATGACCTTACTCTGATATCTTTTAGATTATTTGTATAGGGTGGTATTCTCAACTCAAACATTTCGATTGCTTCATCGATTCCTTTAGGTTTGGTTGGTGTCAATGAAGGAATACCTGTTGATACCATCATCTGACCTGTTTTGTGCATAAACACTTTGTCTATTCTTCCAACATAGAAGTCAATAGCACCAGTCATATTTGAACCATTAACAGGTGTATCTGGTGTTGATGCATTCATAACAGAAATATTACTTCTTGTTGTTGCAAAAGAACGACCAGTTTCATAACCGAATGGTGCATATCTGGCACCAGAAGTTGTGTTAGATAAGTCTAATGGACTTACAACATTGTGTTGAGATGTATTTGCAAAAGTTGATTGTGCAAATATCTGTCCCACACTTGGTCTAAAGTCAACACAATCCGATAGTTCGAATGTTCCGTCTGGTTCTAAACCACCTAAGTCGACTCTACTTGGAGAGTAAACAGGTATATCTTTATAGTCAATGTTAGTGTATGAATTTACATCATAGAAATCACCAGCATTTGATGCTGTAAAGTAATCGAATACTATTAAAATAGGTCCTTGTGGTTTAGGTTCACCTGATTTAAGTGTAATTTTTGCTAAGTCATAGAAACCATCTCTCTGACCATCGTCAAAGAAGTATCTGTTTTTAATCTCTGGAGAACCTGCAACGATATTTGATAAAGTTGCGGTTGCAAGTGAAGAAGAACCAACAATTACTTCAGTATCGGTAAATCTTTCTGGTGTTGTATAATAGAAATAGTTTGTATTTCCATTACCATTTAGTGTGACCATTACTGCTCTTGCATCAGATGTTTGACCAACGATTGTTTCGTGTTCTGCAAATGTTCCTGATGTGACTGTAAATGTTGCACTTGGTGTCACAGGAGTACCATCAACTCCTTCATAGATACCTCTTATCTTAAATGCATCTGATACACCAAGAGATATGTCTTTGTTTGTGTATTGAGTTCCATAGAAAGTTGTGGAACTTGTAGAAACTTTTAAACATCTATTTTTATTTAATGTTTTGTCTCTGTTAACAGGTGTGTTGATATCAACTGTATATGTGACCTTTAAAACTGCATTGTCATCATCAGCATGAAAACCTGAAATTGTTAATGTGTTTGAACCTGGTGTCACTGTGTAGTCTTCGATATTAAGTAGACTACCTGCTGACTTAGCATTACCACCAGTATTAGTTCCTCTTTCGATAACTGAAATTGTTAAGTCATCTGTATTAGGAGTATTTGAATCAAAAGATTCACTTGAAGATACACTAAGTTGGAAAGAGTTTGATGCAACTGTCACAACCTTTTGTCTTCTTACTTTAACTTGGTCTGGTCTATGTGCTTCAACCCAATCTCTCGGCCAACTGAATATTGATGCAGTCTGGTCTTGGTTAACAATATTAACTCGTCTTCTTGTGACATTTCCTTGGAAGTTTCCTGTTGCACCAGGACTAACTAATGTTGCAGTCTGATTATCTGCAACTGAAGCAATAACTAATTCTTGTCCTGAACCTGCAGGATTATAGATAACATCTCCTTCTTTTAATTCTCTAGTGAAGGCAGTTCCAAATCCTGTTAATGCTGTTGATGAATTTGTTATTTGAACTGTACCTGTTAAAACAAAACTACCGTTTGTTATTACATTGGCAGTGAATATTTCTCTTCCATTAGCACCAGGAACTTGTGATATAGAACGAACTCTATCTATGTTATATTTTCTTACTGTTGTAATTCCACCCTTTGTTGTTGCTGTACTTCCTTCTGAGATTGCACTACTTGATACTTTAAAATCTCCTACTACATCATGCAACATAATAGAGTTATCTGAACTACTTATCGATGCGAGTATTCCTGTTGCACCTGAAACTGAATCGGTAATTCTATCACCAACTCCAAACTCAGAACCATTTAAACTACCAAATGTGACTTTAGTGAACATCTTAATGTCGAACATTGATAAGTCCCACTTAGAAGTTGCAGTATATACATTACTTGAATCTGTTCCTTCATTTAGTGTGATATCTCTAACTCTTGCAAATCCAATTGATATTTCACTGTTTTCTGCACCATTACTTGCAACCACTGAAGGCCACAATTTACATGTATTAAATGGGTCTTGTGAATCTGTTCCTGATTCATTACCAAATTCTGGTAATGAATGTGCTTTTGTGACTCTTAAAATATTACCTAATCTTATAGGTGTATTTGTTGATGCTAAAGTAGAAGTAGTTCTTGCTTTATCTACAGGTATAATAGAACTTCCTATTTTCTCTACTTCATAACCCTTAACATATGCTTTACCAGGAGATATCTGCATAACAAATTTATCTTCTTTACCACCATTTTGTGCAGTATAGAAACCTCTGTTTGTAGTATCATCTAAATGTTCTCTCATTGATTGAGTGAACTGTCTTACAACGAAATCACCAGATGCATCGAATGTTCTTCGTGCCATTGTGTTTTCAATTTCATTGTACATAGGTCTATTGACATGTAGTTCAATAATACCTTGATTAACTCTTGTTAACTCAATGAAGTTTGTATCGTCTGGAGTTACCAGTGATTGTTTCTTTAATACTAAATCTATTTTAAATCTGTCTGCACCAGAAGCGTTTTCGTTTGATGTTCCTGTTGCATTGTCAAGTAATGCACCATCTTCTGCAGAACCTACAAAACTTTCTGTAATAGAAAGACCTACTTTATAACTTGGTCTACCTGAATACTTTTCAAGTATGAGTTCTTGTTTGTCAACTTTAAGGAAATATCCTCTACTGAAGACAACACCTTCTGAAATGTTTGCTATCGAAGCACGACCATTTGGTGTTTGGTTTGATACTTCAACTTGAAAGTCATTGTTGTTTGAACTGACATCAGAAGTATTACCTGCAGAGTCTAAAGTGACAAGTTGCAGTTCTTCATTTGCTGTAAAGGCAAAATCGTTTGATGTATTTGTTCCTTGTTGTAGATAGTAAACAAAAAGTGTTGCTTTGTCATCTGTTGTTTCAGCAGATGAGGTAATAATTTTTGCAACAACACCTGAAGTTTTACCTTGTACATGTAAACCATGTGATGCAGTTCTATATGTTTCGATATTTGCATCACCATTTGCATTTGGATTAGCAGACTTTATTTTAACATAATATAAGTCCATGTCAATATCACACTGAGAACCAGATACTATTGACCCCTCTTTAAAGAAGTGGTCACCAAATCTCTCTATCTGATTCTGTAAGATAGATTGAGACTGAGTTAATTCTCTTGCTTGTAATGGTCTTCCAGCACGATAAAGAACTTTTTGAAATTTATTATCTTCTGAATAGTCATCGTAATAGGGTGATATATTTAAATCAGTTTTCTCTGCCATTGTTTGTCCTAAATTTTATATATGGGAGTCCTTTGACTCCCATGAATTACATTTCGATAATCAGTTTGATATCTTCAATTTGGTCGTTCGCTCTTGTCACGGCACCTCTATTTTCAATATACATCATTCTACCAGTATGTTTTGCAACTTCTGGATTTGTTGGTGATTGAGTTAGTGTTCCGATTGAACCTACTCCTGTTTTGTATACTGTTTGACCATTTGAAAAAGCAACATAACCACCTTCACTGTTTGCCATAGGTAGATATGAGACTACATTTCCGTCCATTGATATGACTCTAGCAACTGCAACACCTGCTCCGTCTGAAGAGGCATTATAGACAACATCGTCAACTGATAAACTACCAATTGAAGATAGAGTCATTTCGAAGTATGCTTTCATAGTATCGTCTGTTGCTCTATTTGTTGTACCAAAGGCAAATGGGTCTTGACATAAACCAATTCTTCTGAAGTCGTTGTCTGTTGGGAAGTCGCCTGTACCTTCTGCAAATTCTAATCTTGAATTTAGAATGATATAGTTTCCACCTAACTCTTCTACAGGGTCAGCACCATGTCCAAACTGAGGTGAGATTACTGGAGTTGCAACACCACCTTGAGCATTACCACCAGAATTAATACCTGATATATTTGCAACATCAATTGATGCTCTCAGATATCCTGTTCCTCTTGCAGTCACATCGATTTCTCTTAGACCACCTGAAACTACTTTAACAGTACATGTTCCGCCTGAACCGTCTCCGTCGATTGCAACACCTGTATATGTTCCATTTGTATAGTTGGTTCCTGGATTGTCTACTTTAATATGTAAGACTGAACCATCGACAGCATTTGATTCTACTTGCCATTGTTGTGAAGTGTCGTTGTCTGCTGAGGAGTTCAGACCACCATTTGCACCAGTTCCATAAACTTTATTTTGAGCACCTATTGTCTTAACAGGTATAAAGTCGTTAGTCACAAATTTGATTGTATCAGATGCAGAAATAGTGTACATATATTTCCAAAGATAAGGCATTCCGTCTGTTCCACCCTCATCTGCTGGTGTTCCTTCAAATAGAGTTGATACATCTGTTCCTGTAGGTTTGTTCATTGAGTTTACAACTGCACCTGAACTATCTCTTCCAGTTCTGATACATTTATATACATTATACTCATCAGTCATTACATAGAATCTTCCCTCATACAAATTATTTTTATTTGTTGCAGGTGTAGTATTTGTTGCACTGTAGTCATGTGAATACTCATCGTATTTTGTACTTGCTGTCCAATTATATCTTTGTATACCGTGTGAAACATCTCCTGTTTTGACCTTTTTAAGTGCCAACATGTCTTCCCATGCTTGAATCTCTTCACCAGGTCCGTTTGCAGGTGCAGGTGGGTTATTATCATCAGTCCATGAATATGAACGACCTATGAAAACATATGTTGATGATGCTGATTCACCAAAGTCTTCCTTAAATTGTCTCGCATTATGAACACGAAACTTTTCTGTTATTATTGCTGCCATTTTCTTTTATCTCCTCAGATAATTAAATTTCTTTAATACTATTTATGCAGTCCCAGACTTTACATATGCATTAAATGTTAAATTTGTTCGTAAATTTTTATGATTGTCATATTCTGATACATAGAACTTAGGATAGTAATGTTCTAAATCTGATATTCTTAATCCCTCTTTAACGGATTCTTCCATTAATACACTACCTGAATTATCTTCCATTAAGATGTCGTCATTATCCGTTTCATCTTTCATATGATAAGATATCACATATGTGTTTTGATTACTAATTGTATTTATAGTGTTAAATGTAGACCCAAAAGGAACAAAACTAACTAAACCGTTTTCAGAGTTCTCTTCATCAATTAGTGTGTCTCCGTTTTCCAGACAAATTATATCGTTTGATTCTGTTCTAAGATATTTGCCTGCCAACTCAATAGACCTTTCTGTTGTAAAGTAATGTGTTGGTTCATCTGTAGTTGCACTTTCAAGTCTGAATATACTTCCGTCTTCCATTGTGAAGGTATCACCAAAGTCTCCCATAACCCTATCAGTTCTTTTTGGTTCCATTCTTACTTTACATACTTCTTCTTCTAACTCAATAAGACTACCATCTTCGAGTATTAGTCGTTCATCCACAAATTGCCCACCAATTTGGAAAATCTTTCCTTGGTCTGCAGGTCTTCGTTCATTACTTCTGACTAAGTAATCATGGTCTGAAGAATCTAAAGATAATGCAGTTGGTATTCCGTCATGTAAACCTTTCTCGTGTTTTACTAATTTATTTGCAAAAGAGTTTATGATGTTAAGATTGATGTGTCTTGACCTATGTGAACTATCATAGAACTCTGAATGTTGACCTAAGTCTTGACCTGCTGGGTTTGTTGTAGAAAGAGTTAAAACACCATTACTATCTATACCTATTGCAGGAACACCTGCATTTCTTAAATGTGTTAAAATACCAAAATCTGTAACCTCTGAATCTGTAGTCCAAAGTTTGACAACTCTTGTAGAATTTGCAAAGGCATTTGGAACTGCAAGACCAAGGTCTGAATGTATTATAAGAGTCGGTCTAAATCTAAACTGTTCATCTGCAACTGTATTGATATTTGAGTTGATTGCAACTTCACCAAAGAATATGTGACCAGATGGATGTATTAAATCTTTTAATACACTTCTCCAACTGTTGATTGATTCACCAACTTTTACAACATATGAATGTGTTTGATAATAAACACCATCTTGTATGTTTGATGCTTCTGCAGATATTGTTCCTCTATCACCCAATAGTCCTTCATTTACATTTCCTTCACCAGCAAATTTACCTCTTCCTGATATTGGGTCTGATTTAAATACTTGGAAAGAATCGTTTACATTAAATGTGACTTTCTCTCCTTCTAAGAATTCACCTGCTAAATCAGTATATGTTAATATCTGTTTAGATAACTCATAACTAACAACCTTTCCAGTTGAACCTGAAGTTGCACCTGTTATAACTAAGTCTCTATTTAAAGTTCCAGTAGGGTTAGAAATCAACATAGGATAATGTGAACTTCTGGAAACAGAACCGTCTGAGTCAAAGTTATAACCTTGACCGATAATGTTGATAGAATCTACACCACCAATTTCATCTGAATATGAAAGTAAAGTTGCACCTGTTCCTGTTGCAACTGATGCTTTTCTACAGATTGATACTGTTTCTGAAAGTGTTCCAGTGACTTCATCGTTGGTCTGAAAAACACCAATGTGTGTAGGTATTCTCTTTACAACTAGTCTGTTATGTTTAGTGTCAATTCTTACGACTATTGCATTTTTAGATACAGGACTTCCTACTGTGATTACTTCTCCTACTTGGAATTTGATTACATCTTCTGCATCAAAATATAAATAACCACCTGGACTTGCTACTGGTACACTTGTATAACCTACACCACCATTTCTAATTTCAATTCTTCTAATTCTTCCGTCATCTGATATAGTATTTCCACCACCATCGATATATGCATCTAATGTTATGGGTTTTCCTGTTTCGTGTAGTAATCTATTTGATTCGGTAACAATTTCAATTTTTGTTCCTGCAGTTTGACCACTTGCAAATGTGACTCTATCATTTTTTGTAGTATAGACTGAACCATCACCTGGGTCTACTTGTAATAAACCGTCTCTAAAAACTTTAACAGTGTGGTCATTGAAGAATACATATCTTCCGTTTACATCTTTTACACCTGCACCACCAAATAAAGTTTGACCAGCAGTTGCAATAAATTCAAATTGACCCCAAAGTGTGGCATTCTCTAGTACAATTTCATCACCAGTTGCACCAATGACTGCTTCTGCACCATTACCATCTGTATTGGTTTCGTCAAAGATGACCATTTCACCTGCTTCATAGTTTATACCACCATGTTCGATGATAATTTCTTTAACAGGTCCAGACGATAGACCATCAACCTTTGCAGTAGAGTCTACAACTCCAGCATCATCTTTTGCACTTGTTATATCAATATTGTCATTGAATGAATATAGAGAACCAATTGTTGATTTCTCCATAAGAATACCTGAACCATCTTCTGCTAAGATTACACCACTATCATTGTGTGCAATGTAAGTAGATGACCCACTATCGGTATCTATTCCAGTGTTAACACCTAAGACTGTTCCTGTATAAACAGTGATACCATCTCTATCTAAAACTGAGACCTCTTCATTCTGTACAAAAGTACCATAATGATTTCTGGATATACTACATGAGTAAATATCAGTTGTAAGTGTGTTTAATCTTTCTATATTTGCTTCTGCAAGTATAGTACCGTCAGCACTAGTATATGTTATTTTATCAGTCTCAGAAGGTACTTGGTCTGTAGTCATATGAAGAACCAGTCTTCTCTCTTCATTATAATCTGATGTAGAAACATAAAGTGTTTCGTTATCAGGATACCTAACTTCTGCATCTTGACCGTATAAGAGTCTCATTAAGAATTTAATTGACTCTTCACTTCCTTTTTTCTGATACAAATCAGAAATGTTTTTGATTGTTAATCTTTTGTTTTTAAGTTTCGATAAATCAATCGAAGGTAAGAAATCTCTCTGGAAGTATTGTAAGAATTCTTCTGTTGTATGGTCGATATCGGAATAGTCCAATAATCGATTGTTTGCAAGTATACTGTTTTCTTTGTATGATTCAACCTGTGCAGTTTGTAAACTATTTCTTCCTTCTATGACTTCATCTTTTGAGAAACCATTTCCTGAAATCGTTGAAACATATAGAGTGTTAGTATTGATAACATCTATTCTTGCAATAGAACCATTTGTTTTTCCGTAAACATATTCTCCTACAGTCAATGGTTCTGCTGATGTATTTGGGTTTGTAGGAGTTGACTCGTTTATTATTTTAGATGTGTTCTCATCTGGAGATGGTGAGACGGTCGCAGACTCTACAAGTAGAGCACCGAGACCGTCTTCTAAAGCAATACCATCTAAATCGCTTTGTGATTTAAGAGTTATAACCTCTTTCTCTAAGAATTCAAAATATGCAGATAAAAATGCCGAAAAGGCAGGTGCATCTTCTCTTATATGTTCTGGTAAGATTGTATGCAGTCTTTGTGTTATTTTATCTGATGATAATGATTCGTGAGACATTTAGTTTACTCTTATGTTATAGTTGCACTGTTATTTGCAATTGGGAACCAGTTTGAACCGTTCCAAATACAAACACATGATTCACCTCTTGCATCAAAAGTGATTTGCTCAGTTGAATCTGTTGAAGCACCCCATGACGCAACAGTAATAGCTGCTGAACCACCTGAACCCATTGCTGAACAAACTAACACTTGTAATTGTCCGGTATTTGTTCCTACACCCAAATCGAAAACTACTTTCGATGAGAATCCGGCACCGTTAATGATATTACAAAAGCTATTTGCTAAAGTTGAACTAGTTGCCGAATGTGTGACAATATCATCTACTGCTAAATGCGTAGGGATATTTTCAAACAATTGACCAATAGTCATTTTTTTGTTGACAGGTGTTCCACCTGGGTTGTCAACGATGTGTAGTAAATCATCAGCACCAATTGCTGAATCTGCTACTGCTGATAGTGCTGATATTTTTTTATCTGCCATTTTTTTCTCCTTTTATATAATCCAAATTAATGGGAAACTACTCGCGGGACTCGCGACCACTTTATTCATAATGAATACCTTAATATGTAGAACTAGATGTTGAAGTAAATCCAACCCCAGCACTACTCTCACCACTTGCGATGGTGTCTATTTCACCTTTCACCGTGACATCAGCAGAAGAGATATCTACAAGAGAACCTCTCGTTGCAACTACATCGTAGCTGTCAGGAATAATTGTGAAATCAATCGTTGTATTAGTGTTTACTGTTCCAGTAACCATCAATGCACCAATTGTAATTTTACCTGTAGTGTAGTCGACTACTCCTGCAGTCGTATCACTATAGATTCTTGTTGAACCAGATAGATAGAATCTTCTTAGATTTCCATTACCATCGTCATCAAAATATTGTATGTTAACAGAATCACCTGTCACATAAAAACCTGTTGAACTTAATATACCACCCAATGCTTTATTGTATTCTGCATTTGGATGATAGAAAGCATTACCAAAGTCATTGTTATAACCAATCTTCTTATTCAGAGTCATGCTTGTTGCTTTCTTTAATCTTATATTTGTTATGTTAGATAGAATTGATGTATCTGTATCATCAATGGTTCTTACTAAATTTGAATGTCTGAATATACTATCGAAGTTAGATAAATTTTCTGCATCATATGTATTGATTGTAGTATCTACTAATTGTTCTAACTCTCCTTTTGATAGTGTAGTAAAGTTGTTGTTGTATTTGAATGTTGATGATATAAGAATCTTAATAATCTCTGGATTTACAATTTCAGGTCTTACAGTTACCATATTCAATGCATTTAGTTTTCTAACAACATCACTCTTTTCGACTTCTGTTAAGTAGTCTGAATTCTTAGGTTTGATTGCAAGAAAAACTTTACCATATTGTGGTGGGTCATTGTCTTCACCACCCCATACTGCAACTGCATCTGCATTCGGATAATACTCACTGACCTTTGCTTTGTAGTCATTCAGTGTTACCAGTCTGTTCTGAGATGTAAAGAATTTGTTTGCCTTAAACTTGATTGATTCAATTGATTCTTTCTCTGCACCACCTGTTGAATTTGTTGTAGTTGTGACTGTTGAATCATTAAATCCATTTACTGCTGTAATTTGACTAAAGTTTTTTGCACCATCGGCATGTTCTGTATCAACTACAATATAAGTTGCAGTTATGATATCACCATCCAATAGTTCTCTACCTAATACACCATCACCAAAGTAAATCTCTAAGTATCCTTCTTCGTTTTCTTGTGTATAGTACACATTTGATTGTGTTGTAATTGTGGAAATGTCTGTAGATAAAGCATAGGTCTCTGAGACACCATCTGAGTTGACTACAACTGATAATTTACTTCTATCAACTCTCTCATTTGATAAAACAAATTTTGAATTCTTAATTTGTCTATCATAAACAAAAGAATCGACCATGTATGTACCTTGTGATATCTCTACACCAGCATAATTGTATGTTGAACCGTTTTGAGTTGGTTTGTTTGTATCTGTAGTCACAAAGTCATATGATACACCATCAAAAACTGTTTGAAAGACATGACCTCTTGGTATTGTCATTTCTGCTAATGTCGGAGAACCACCATCTGCATTTTTAACATTTCTTATTGCAACATCAATGATTGCAGAAGAACATTTTTCAGAAGCAGGTGTAAAACCTAAATCTTTTGCACGAGATACAACATTTTTTCTTATTTGTGCTGAATCTAAGAACAATTCTGATGCAGCGATGTTAGTATTGACCGCACCAATATGAGATGAATATGCAAGTAGGTCAATCAATGTCGACATTGTTGAACCTTCAAAGTTATAGTCTTTTAATTTCTCTTGTCCTTTGAGATATGCTTTTAGATTATCTGAAATCGATTCAAAATCTAATTCTGTAATGTTTATTTGTGAACTCTTTGTTGCCATTATCTTGCCCTTGTTAGTGTCATGTTAACTTCCTGATTCGGCATGCCATTTATTATTGTATAGTAGATTGTGACATTCAAATCATTTCCGTTTATTACAAACTGAGGTAAAACACCTGAAACTCTTGGTTCGAAGTCTTCAATTGTTTTACTAATTTTTCTTTGTGCCCTTTTTACTCGTCTTTCAGTGTCAAGTGCAAATAACAGTTCTCTAAATCCACCACCTAATGCTGGTTTGAATGGTCTTTCATAATAATTTGTCAACATGATATTCTTAATTGACTGTTTGATTGCATCTGTATCTTTTTTAATGGTTAAATCACCAGTTATGGGGTGAGGAGTAAAGTTCATGTCTAAATCTGCGTAAACTTCCTTCGCTGCTACATTCTTCCCTTGTGATTTTAAATTTGCCATATATCTATTTATACTCCTTATTTACC